GGTGGGGAAGTTGGCGGTCAGCAAGTGGGCCGCCGCCAGCAGCTCGGGATTGTCCTTCACGAAGTGCAGGACTTCGCGGCTGGTCAGTGCGCGAATGCGCGTCTGATGCACGATGCCAAGGACACCGTGATCGTAGCGCCACGCGAGCTGCGTCGCCTTGGCCAGAGCACCCGAAGCACCGTCGAGGCCGGACGTGTAGAGGGCGTCCGCCGCAGAGCGCGGCTTCACGTCGTCGATGTACGCGAACAGGTCCACTTGCGGCTCGACATCGGTGATGATGTACGTGTCGAAGCTGGCCCCGCTCAGGTAGCACGCCCAGCAACGGTGCTGGAGGTCTTCGGCTTTGCCGTCGCTGTTGAAGATCAGCGGCTGGCCGGTCTTGCGCCAGTCGTCGGTCAACATCGAGTAGGCGTACTTCCGCACCGTGGGCAAGCTCACCTTGCGGTTCGCTTCGTTGCGGCGCAGGAAGTCCTCGGCCATCTCGGGCGTCACCGTGTACCATCCGGTCTTCAGACCGAGCGGACCCAGCGGCGTCATCGAGGTGGATGCGAGGCTCTTGAACTTCAGGATCGTGTCCTGAAAGGCCTTGTCGGAGGCCGTGTCCAGATCGAGCGTGACCTGGGGCGCCCAGACAGGCGTGGTGTCGTTGTCCTTGCCGGACATCGTTTTTCGTCCCTTCTGTTGTCGTGCATCAGTCGGGCACATGCCCTCTGCACGGACGACAAACATGGCCGCGCTTGGATATCGCGTCAATCCCTGTGACATTCTGGCCGGTATCAGCGGCCTGATACCGCGCTCAGCCTGGTTTTTTGCCGCTTGATACTGGGCCACCCAGCTTGGTCACCCGGCCCGACGCGCCGTTCACGAACCAGCGCGAGCCGTCCTTGCCGTGCAGCACGCGGTCGCCGGGCGGCGGTGGCTTCTTGTCCTCGTGCCGCATCAGCGGCGGCTCGTGCTCGATCATCACGCCCCGATGCACTCTGCGTCCCATCAGATCAGCCTCTCTCTCCTCTCGCGCTCGCACAGGATCGCGAGCACGGCTTCCATCTTCGCAACCTGTTCGTCGGCCAGCCTCACACTGAGCGTGTTCGCCGCGACCAGCCTGGGGTAGACGCGGCGGCGCTGCTTCAGCTCGCGCTCGACCTCGCGGATCAGCTCAGTCGTCGTGAACGCGCTCATAGCCGGGCTCCCAGTCGTTGACGAATAGGCCGCAGCTCTCGCAGAACCAGTAGGCGAACGGGACGAGTTCGTTGCCGCCGAACTCGTCCTCGCTCTCGTGATGGGACATCGCCGCGCTGCACCTGGGGCAGATCACGGTCGGCGCTCCGGCGAGTAGGGCACGCCTCCGTACCACCACGCGAGGATGAGGTGCAGCGACGGGAACGGGCCGTGCCACTTCTCGTAGAGGGCGCCGCTCATCGAGCACTCGTACCAGAGCAGGTAGAAGCACCCGTCCGCGCGCAGGCGCACGAGCGGCTTGTAGCCGCGCGCGATCAGCGCTCGGGGATCGATCTCACGCATCCGCCTTCGCCTCCATGAACCAGGGCTTGGCGCTGAGCTGCGCCTTCGCGGGCATCCGCTTGTCCATGACCCGCACGCCCTCCTCCATCCGCGCCTTCACGACCAAGCTGGCGTCCCGGCCGCTGAGCTTGTCCGCCCGCAGGTAGTCGCCGAGAAGCTGGCCGAACTGCTGGCGCGCGAAGCGCTGGAGTTCGTAGCCCTCCGGGTCCTTGCCGGGCTTGGCGTTGCAGTAGCGCCGCTGGGCTTCGAGGAACGCCATGATCTCCTGGCCACGGCACTGGCTGACGTTGTGGAAGGCGCGCTTGCACTTGGCGTCGCAATAGAGCTTGCGGCGGTCGGCGTCGGCCGGGATCGCCGCGCCGCACTGGGCGCAGCGGCGTTCGTGGGGTTCGTGGTTCGCGTGTACGTTTGACATAAAACATATATGGCACCGCGACGGTTTGATATCAAGGTCCGTCTAATACCAACTTCCCGAGCCCTTGTGGTCGGTACGATACCATGCCCCTACCCCTAGCGGCGCTCCTGGGACGCCCCGCTGCGGCCAAGCCTCATGTCGCAAATCGTGATCAGAAGAGGGCTTGCGCCGACCGATATTTCGGGGGGAAGTTGGCGGGCGGGCAGGGACTTCGCCGGTCCCCGCACCGCCCCACTGATATCGTTCCATGCGCGAAAGACACCAGTGTTGACACCAAGCCTATCCAGAGAAGACAGACCGGGTCAAGAGCCCCCGCCGTCACTTTTCGCACAGGCTGTCCACAGTTTCTCCGCACACGCACGAGCAACGACCTTCCCCGGAAGGGGTCAGTCGCCCTGATTTGCCGTGCGTGATCGAGACGTGGCCTCGCGCGGGGCCGCGCCGGGTACATCGCCAGCTTCCTTGAAAATCCAGAACCAGCGGGAGGTCCCCGGATGGGCGCTCGACCGAACCCTCGTGCTCCGGCGTGGAGGCCACTCTCCAGAGTCCGCTATCTCTCCATGCTCCAGGGGAAAGTCTCGGTCTCTCAGGAAGAGTCTCCCCGCGCGAGCCGAGCTTTGCCATGAGGGAGCTGTACGCCTACCAGCAGACCGCGATGGACCGGCTCCGGCTGAGCCTGAGCGTCAAGAAGACCCGGCCGGTGCTGATGGCACCCACCGGCTACGGCAAGGGCGTCCTGGCGGCGAAGATCGTGGAAAACGCCCTGGCGAAGGGCCGCCGGGTCTGGATCACGGTGCCGCGCATCGACCTGATCGACCAGTTCGTGCGGCTGCTCTGGGAGGAGGGTATTCGCGGCGTGGTCGGCGTGATGCAGGCGTCACATCAGCTCACGGACTATTCGCAGCCCGTGCAGGTTGTGAGCGTGAAGACGCTGCTGGGCCTGAACCTCGACAAGCTGCGGCGGCCGGACCTGATCCTCGTGGACGAGTGTCACGAGCAGTTCGTGGTGATCAAGTCGATCATCGAGAACTGGCTGGAGGTGCCGGTGATCGGGCTCTCGGCGACGCCCTGGTCGAACGGCTTGGGGCGCTGGTTCAACGACCTCATCATCTCGGCGACGACGGCGGACCTGATCCGCATCGGCCGCCTCTGCAAGTTCCGGGTGTTCGCGCCCACGCACCCCGACCTCACCGGCGTGAAGACCGGCTCGACCACGCATGGTCCGGACTACGTGGAGAGCCAGCTTTCGGAGGCGATGCAGCGCGGCTCGATCACGGCGGACGTGGTCTCGACGTGGCTCCAGCGCGGCAAGGGCAGGCCGACCCTGGTGTTCGCCGTGGATCGCGCGCACGCGATGGCGCTGCACAAGCAGTTCCTGGCCGCCGACGTGAGGGTCGCCTATCAGGACGGGACCACACCGAAGTGGCGGCGCGAGGAGATCAGGAAGGGCTTCGCCTCCGGCGAGTTCGAGGTGGTCTGCAACATCGCGACGCTGACGGTCGGCATCGACTGGCCGATGATCGGCTGCATCGTCCTGGCGCGGCCGACGAAGTCGGAGATGCTGCTGATCCAGATCATCGGCCGGGGCCTCCGCACACATCACTCCAAGGACGAGCTGCTGATCCTCGACCACTCCGATTCGATCCTGCGCCTTGGCTTCCCTGACGAGATACATCACACCAAGCTGCACGATGGCACGCCGAAGAAGGCGGCCGAGAAGAAGCCGTCGCTGCCGCGCGAGTGCTCGAACCCGCGCTGCTCGGCGCTGCTGCCGAAGTTCGCCAAGAAGTGCCTGGAGTGCGGCTTCGAGCCGACGCCGCAGGCGCGCGATGTCGAGGTGCAGGACGGCGAGCTGAGCGAGCTGACCCGCAACAAGGAGAACAGGCAGGCGCCGTGGGCTGAGAAGATCGCCTGGGCCGCGAGCCTGAAGGCCTACGCCATCGCGCACAACTACAAGCCGGGATGGTGGGCGCAAAAGTACAAGGACAAGTACGGCGTCTGGCCCAACGACAGCCGCGTCCGCAATGTCGTGGCGGCCGACGAGGTGCAGCCCTTCGTCCGCTCGTGGATCACCGCAAGCAACATCCGCTGGGCCAAGCGCAAGGAGCGCCGGGCATGAGACAGCACGTTGACCTGAAGGCGCTGGACGGGCGCTGGCAGGACATCCTGCCCATCGCCGCAGGCGTCGACCGCGCGCTGTTCACGGGCAAGCACGTCCCGTGTCCGCTGGGCTGCGACGGCAAGCGCCCGTTCCGCTTCGACAACAAGGCGGGCTCGGGCTCGTGGATTTGCACCCACTGCGGCGGCGGCTATCCGCAGTCGCTGGTGATGAGGAGGCTGGGTTGTGACTACAAGACCGCGCTGGAGGAGATCGTCAAAGCGGCTGGGATCGCGCCGGTGACCGCAGCGCCCAGGCAGCGAGAACCCGACGAGGAGCGATATCGCAAGGCCCGCGCGGCCCTGTGGAAGGGCTCGGTGCCCATCGAGGCAGGGTCTGTCGCTGGAGCATATCTCGACTACCGCTGCGACACGGGTGGCTCGTACCCGAAGGCGTTGCGGGCCGGGTTCTACGCCTGGGAAGGCGTGCGCTATCCGGCGCTCCTCGCGCTCGTCACCAGCGCGGATGGCAAGTGGGCGGTGCAGCTCCAGGCCGTGCTGCTGACGCCGGAAGGCCGCAAGGCGCCGCTGGAGGAAGCCAAGCTGACGACGCCCGGCCTGTTCCCGATGGGCGGCGCCGTGCGCCTCACGCCTCTGGCCGAAGAGATGGGCATCTGCGAGGGCGTCGAGACCGCGCTGAGCTGCGCCAAGCTGTTCGGCATCCCGACCTGGGCGGCGCTCGATGCGCGCCATCTGGAGCACTGGGAGCCGCCGCCCGAGTGCAAGCTGCTGCACATCTACGGCGACCGCGACGGACTGCCCTACTGCACCGGCGAGGTGGCGGCCTGGACGCTGTTCGGGCGGATCGCGCGCGGGCGGAAGGTCAAGGTGTTCGAGCCGCATCTGCCCGACGAAACGAAGACCGACTGGAACGATGTCCATCAGCGGCGGCGCGCTTGACAACGATATCAGAAAGCGTGACCGTCACCACTCCTTCGGTCGGCTTCATGGGCGGCCGGAGGTCCGACAGCAGACTTGATCGACCACTTGGCTCCAGGCCCCCGCAACCGGGCCTGGGGCTCTCTGGAGCCTGGGCATGGGGGATCGGCGCTCGCCAGACCAGCGACGGCTGGACGACGCCGCGTTCAAACGCCGACGCAGGCAGGATCGCGAGCATCGGATCATCACCCGTGACAAAGCGAGGACGATCTACATGAGCGACGTACACGACGAGCCCGAGCCCAAGGCCGACGAGAGCATGGCGACCAGCGCCGAAGCCTCCGAAGCGGCCGACGACGCCGAGCACATCAACCACGACGAGGAAGCGTCCGAAGAGGCCGAGGCGGAAGAAGAGGCCGAAGAGGCCCAGGCCGCCGACAAGGACTAGCAGCGCGAAGCTCGCGTTGTGATACTCGGGGGCGGCGCTCCAATCCCCGGCGTCGCCCTCGCTCTTTCGCCAGATGGCCAAGAAGCCCTTCGATCCGTTCGCAGAGAAGCGCAGGCCCGGCGCACCCACCACCTACACCCCAGAGCTGGCCACAGAGGTGTGCAGACGCCTGATCCTGGGGCGTTCGCTGCGCGACATCTGCAACGATGCCGATATGCCTCACCGGGACACCGTGTTCCTGTGGCTGGCCACGCACCCTGAGTTCTCCGACCAATACGTGCGCGCGAGGGAAGAGCAGGCGGACACGCACGCCGACGACGCGCACCACGTCACGATCTTGGTGGCGGCGGGGAAGATCGATCCGAACGCTGGGCGCGTGGCGGTCGATGGGCTGAAGTGGAGCGCAGCCATGCAGAAGCCGAAGAAGTACGGGAAGGTGACAACCACCCGGCACAGCGGCGAAGATGGCGGCGCCATCCCGCTCAGGTTCGAGAGCCTCAGTGACGCTCAGCTCGGACAGTTCATCGACCGGCTCGCTGACTTTGCAGCGCGCGCAGACCGTGCTGGCGGCGGCGAGGGCGGAACAGGACCGCCGCCGGAGGGAGAAGACCAGTAAGCTCCTGATCTATCAGGAGAACCCGGTCGGCTTCGTGTTCGAGCACCTCTACGGCTTCCTGTGGTCGGCGCAGAAGACGATGGCCGAGGCGGTGCGCGACAATCGTCAGGTGGCGGTGCAGAGCTGCCACGACGTGGGCAAGACCTACATGGCCGCGATCCTCACCGCGTGGTGGATCGCCTGCCACGAGCCTGGGGAAGCCTTCGTGGTGACCCTGGCGCCGACCGCGCCCCAGGTGAGGGCGCTGCTCTGGCGCGAGCTGAACCGCATCCACCGCCAGGGCAACCTGATCGGGCGCATGCTCACCACCGAGTGGAAGCTGGAGAACGGCGAGCTTGTGGCGTTCGGCCGCTCGCCCAGCGACACCGCGCCGACCTCGATCCAGGGGCTGCACCAGAAGTACGTGCTGGTGATCTTGGACGAGGCGGGCGGCATCGCCAAAGGCCTGTGGGACGCGGTCAGCTCGATGGCGGCCAACGAGTTCTCGCGGATGTTCGCCATCGGCAACCCCGACGATCCCTCGACCGAGTTCCACGATGTCTGCAAGCCCGGCTCGGGCTGGCACGTCATCAAGATGAACGCCTTCGAGAGCCCGAACTTCACCGGCGAGGAAGTGCCCGACTTCCTGCGTCCGCTGCTGGTCAGCCCGATCTGGGTCGAGGAGCGCAAGAAGAAGTGGGGCGAGGACAGCCCGATCTATCGCAGCAAGGTGCTGGGGCAGTTCCCCGAGCAGGCGACGGACGGTCTAATACCCCTGACCGCGATCAGCGCCGCCCAGGTGCGGGAGATCACGCCGCACCCGACCGAGTGCGAGCTTGGCGTGGACGTGGCGCGCTTCGGCGACGATCACAGCGTGGCCTACGTCAGGCGCGGCTCCTGGGCGAGGCGCGTGTTCCGGAGCGGCAAGGAAGACACCATGCAGTGCGTTGGCCGTGTGATCGAGGCGATCCGCGAGACCGGCGCGACCAAGGTGAAGATCGATGACATCGGCGTCGGCGGCGGCGTGGTGGATCGGCTGAAGGAGCTGCAAAACGGGTTGGACGACTCACCCGGCGGCAAGGCGGCCTACGCGCTGCTGCGTCACGTCGAGATCGTGCCGGTGAACGTCGGCGAAGCGCCGACCGTGGTGCTCGATCCGGACGACCCGAAATATCAGGACACCGAAAGATATTTGAACCTCAGAGCCGAGTTGAACTGGAACCTGCGCGACCGCTTCATCACCGGCGACATCGACATCGACCCGCTGGACGACGACCTCGCCGCCGAGGCGGGCGACATCAAGTACATCTACACATCGCGGGGGCAGCTCCAGATCGAGCCGAAAAGCGATTTGAAAAAAAGAGGCAGAGAAAGCCCAGACGATTGGGACGCGCTCGTCCTGGCGTTTGCCACCTCGACCGGAACCGATCTTGGAGTTTGGTATCGCCTAGCGCGGTGAGAGGCGAGGCCCGAAGACCCCGCCCCCCCCATGCCCTGCCGCGCCTAGCCCCGCCGCGCCTAGCCTCGCCCCGCCAGAACCCGGCCTGCCTCGCCCAGCCTCGCCTCGCCGGGACGAACCTCGCCCGGCCCCGCCCGGCCTTCCCTTGCCAGACCTCGCCGTGCCAGACCTGACCTTGCCATGCCTAGCCGGACCTCACCGAACCCTACCGCGCCATGCCTCGCCACGCCAGACCAGACCACGCCCCGCCGACCATGCCCCGCCCGACCTCGCCATGCCCCGCCCTGCCCGGCCATGCCGTGCCGCGCCCGACCTCGCCAGACCAGGACCACGCCCCGCCTCGCCATGCCTCGCCAAACCCTACCCCACCATGCCAAAGCTCAGCGCGCCAGAGCTGACCGCGTCTCGCCCTACCAAGCCCTGCCGAGCCCTGCCTAGCCGCGCCATGCCGAACCCGACCTCACCTCACCGGGCCGTGCCCCGCCGCAGCTTGCCCCGCCCGACCCAGCCGCACCGATGCCCCGCCTTGCCCGACCGCGCCACGCCAATGCCGTAGCGTGCCCGACCCCGCCATAGCTCGCCCCGGCCAAGCGCGACAGGCTTGACGCTAGCGACTGCCGCCTGTCAAGCTGTGGTATCAAAACATGGCTTCAGGGAGTTCCCACGATGGCACGCAAAGCTGAAGTGGTCCGCCTCGCAGCGGACCAGACGACGAACGACGCGCAGGAGCAGCTCGACTACCGACTGCCGTACCGGGTCGAGGTGGCGATCTGCGGCGTCGCCGATCTGCTCTTCCACCGCTGGAGCAATGAGAGCGTCGAGGCGAAAGGCAAGGCGGCGAAGGGCTCGAAGGCGAAGAAGACCGACGACATCGAGAGCTACGTCTACCGCACCGAAGCGGGCGAGATCGCGCTCCCAGGCGAGTACCTGCGGCAGGCGATCATCAACGCGGCCAAGTACAAGCAGGACCCGCGCTCGCCGCGCAAGAGCGCGATGGACTTGACCAAGGCTGCGGTGATCAGCCTGACGCCGCTGGCCAGCCTAGGGACCGACGCCTGGGACTACCTCGACAAGCGGCGCGTGGTCGTGCAGCGCAACGCGGTGACGCGCGTGCGCCCAGCCATGCGGGTAGGTTGGGAGGCGAAAATCGTCCTGATGTGCAACCTGCCTGAGTACATCGGCGAGGACTTCCTGCGGCAGCTCTTGGATGATGCGGGCCGCCTGATCGGGGTCGGCGACTTTAGGCCGACCTACGGTCGGTTTAGCGTCACCGGGTTCGAGCTGCTGGAGGACTGAGACGTGGCAGGGCGAGCCAAGGTCTGGTCCGGCTCGGTCTGGCAAGGTATGGGCTCGGGGCATGCTTAGCTGCGGTCGGGCAAGGTTCGGTTCCGGCAGGGTCCGGTTGGCTCAGGTTAGCCCAGGCGAGCCCTGGTCGGGTCGGGCACGGCGCGGCGCGGCACGGTGGGCTATGGCATGGCATGGTGCGGCTTTCGGCCGCGCACGGTGATATCAGTGGTCTCGCGAAAACCGGGGTTGAGACCGAGCGGAGATATCATGAGCCTGCCCGACGATCTCCCGATCACCCACGTCCACGTCGATGGTACGCTGCACCGCCTGGACAGCCTGACGCCGGAGCAGGCGCGCAGCATGATCACCCGGCTCGTGAAGGAGCACCCGATGGAATATCCGCCTGCCCCGCGCGAGCGCCCGCCGCTGCACGACTCGACGTTCGAGTACCTGAAGCCGACCGACACGCAGATGCACGACATGGAAGAGGCGCGCTCGGCGGCGGCGACCTACGCGGACACGCTGGAGGCGCTGCTGCCGCCCGGCGCCGACAAGACCTATGCTCTGAGGAAGCTGCGCGAGGTGGCGATGTGGGCGAACGTGGCGATCACGCGCGACGACAGCGGAGCGCCACGCCCTTGAAGTGGCTGCTGCTCTGGATCGTGATATCGGCGGCGAGCGGCGCGCTCTGGGCCTGGGCGAGGTGGAAGCGGCACGACGATCCTGACGATCCCGATCTGGAGGGCCTGTCGTGAAATACGGCCAGCCGACGCAGGGGCCGCAGACGCCGGTGGTGATCGAGCTGCAAGCGGTGGTCTCGCGCCTGGGCAGGCTGGTGCCGATCAGGCGTAGGTGGTTCACCGCGTGAAGTTATCCCCAGGATGGGTATTAGACGAACGTCTGACGAACGAAGGGAGACCGAATCATGAGCGACCCAGGCGCACGGCATCTGGCGGAAGGCTGGGAGGAGATGTGGACTTCGGACACCGACCATGTGGACCGGCTCACCGTGGACGGCGGCCACATCTGGCGCTCGATCATCACCGCGTCGGGCGAGTCGAAGCAGCCGCTGATGATGTCGATGGTGTTCGTGCCCTACTCCGAGGAGGAGCTGACGCCGGATGACTGACATCGGCTACATCCCGAACCACCCGAGCGAGGCGACGATCCCGATCTCGAATTGGAACCTGTTCTACACGGGCGACGAGCCGTTCTTCTGGATCGTGGCGCTCGACCCGGCCGGGCCGCTCTACAAGCTGCCGAAGCTGAACCCGGCGACGACGCCGGTGCCGCCTGAGCCTGCGCCGGTGCTGGGCACGCTGGCGACGTTCTCGATCCCCAACGACATCGCCGAGCAGATGGGCCTGCCGCTGCCCGCGAGCGCGCCGATGGGGATGAAGCGCGCGGCGAAGCTGGCGGCGACCGAGGCGCGGCGCTGGATGGACCCGCCGCTGCCTACAACCGAACCAAACGGGCCGTCCTAGCGCCCCTTGTGATATCGCCCGCCACGGACCATCCTGGGGGCATGGCGACCACATCTGACGGCGATGAAGGCCAAGCCTTCGTAGATCAGGCAGCGCGGATCGATGAGCTTGCGGAGTGGGCGCGTCGGATCGACACGCTCCAGCCCGCGCAGAAGTTCACGGTGGAGGCGATCCGGCTGGCGCTGCTCTCGCTGAACCGCATGGCCAACTCGCTCGCGGGCCTTGAGCTGATCTACGCGGCCATCGCCGACCACCTGATACCGGAGCCAGAGCCGGTCGAACTGGAGCACGAGCCATGACCACGATGGTGGTGTTCCCGCTCGATGGTCGGCAGCGCCAGCTACCGCTGCGCGCCTTCAACAAGGCGCTGACCAAGGCCGGACACCTGAGCGTCACCCCGACCTATCCGCAGTACAACGCGAAGTCGGTCGCCCACAACCAGCGGACTTGTCTGCGCGAGGCGCTGCGCGAAGCCGACGAGGGCAGGGCATGATCGTGCTGACGCTGGAAGCGCTGGAGGCGATCATCGAGCGGGCGCGCGGGCGGCTGCTCAAGGAGGCCCGATGGGCTGAGAGCGCCCATGCGGCGCTGGAGGCGTTGAGCCAGGAGATCGAGGTCGAGCGCGCGGCGAGCATCATCGTGGCCGAGGTGAAGCGGGATGGCTGACGACCTGTTCGAGGGCGGCCCCGAGGCGCGCGACGCGGCGCTGGAGAAGGTCTCCGGCAACAACAAGACGTGGATGCGCGACGCGCTGCGGATGATGCGGACGCTGCCTGCGGGCGAGCTTGGCACGGCCGAGGACATCGGGCGGCGGCTGCGCTGGCAGGGCCTGCCGCATCCGAGCGATCCCGGCGCCTGGGGCGCGCTGACCATGCAGGCGATCCAGAAGCGCATCATCGTGAACACCGGCAAGCGCCGCCAGATGAAGGGCCGCAAGGCGCACGCGCGGAGCACGGCGGTGTACAGGAAGGCGTAGGAGCGAAAGCATGGAAACCGAGACCATCACCGTTGACCGCGAGGAAGCGGCGGCGATCTACCGCAAGTACCGCGAGCACCAGCACTACTCGACCCCAATCGACCGCGAGGTGCAGCGCGTCTACGAAGCCATCGCCAAGAAGAAGATCGTCGTGCAGGCGCTGGCCAGCATCGTGAAGGCCGGGCTCGGCGAGGACGGTCTGCCGAAGCTGGCCATCGTGCGGGCCGACTCCGAGAAGTGCCACCTCCAACTGCGCGGCGACGGCGGCGCCCGGTTCTCGAAGGACGGCTGGGCGCCCGACCGCAACCGGCGCACCTACATCGATCTGCCGCCGGGCAGCTTCCCCGCGAGCAACCGGCGCTTCAACCACTACGAGGCGCTGACGCCGCTGGTGCCGATCCACATCCGGCCGCAGCGGGCGTTGGAGAACTATCACATCCTCTTCGAGGCCGAGTGGTCGCGGGTGGTGCCCAAGGACCCGCTGCTGCTGCGGCGGCTGAGCAAGGGCGACCTCTGGGTGGTGATCGGGGCCTGGGACCTGACCGACGTGGAGCGCGCGGTGCTGGCGGGGCGGCTGTGAGCGAGTTCGTCGTCCACACCGACACTGTGATCCGGCAGCTCGACACGCTGCGCTTCATCGCCGACCAGCCGCTGCGCGAGGAGATGCACGCGGCGCGGCGCAAGAAGGCGATGATCAACGACCAGACCGGCTGGGTCGCCTACGAGGAGCTGATCCACAAGGCCAGGAAGGCGCTCTATGACCGAGGCTGACGCGGCCAGGATCAGGGACCTGATGGCTGAGAACGAGAAGCTGAAGGTGAGGGCGCAGCGCTCGCTCGAAGGCCTGTGGGCGGTGCTGATGACGTTTCACCCCGAGGGCGAGGCGCACGTCACCACGGAGATGCTGGAGTTGGCCGACCGTGGGCATGTTCAGTGCTGGAGCTGCGTGGACGGCACGATCATGTTCAAGGCGCTGGAGGCCGACAAGGCCGATGCGTGATCGCTGGGCGTCCTGGCAGGCGTGGTGCGCGGCCAAGTGGCGTAAGTACGAGCGCTC